AATGAGATTGGAAAAGCAGATTTTAATGGAGTATATAGATGCCTGTGAACTGATTAGAGAAACAGAGCAGGATATCCAAAGATTAAAAAGAAAGAAGAGCGAGACAGTACAGGGTTCAGTTAAAGGGAGTAATCCAGACTTTCCTTATCAAGAACAGCACTTCCATGTCGGAGGAACGGCATATACATATGCAGACGATACAAGATTACGATTAGAAGAAACAATATTACGAGAACGAAGGGAAAATGCATCCAATATAAAAATAAAGGTAGAGCAGTACATGAACACTATACCAGTCAGGATGCAAAGGATAATCAGATATAAGTATTTTGAGGGAATGTCATGGGAACAGGTAGCAGATAGGATTGGAAGAATGGCTACAGGTGACAGTGTGAGGATGGAAGTGGACAGATTCTTAAAAGAAAAGTAAAGTTTGTTCGTTTTGTTCGGAATGTTCGTTTTTGATGTGGTAATATGGTATTGATGAAAGTGTATGACACAGACATCACTTGCATTTTTTTCATATTATCCCATTAGCCTGTAACAGTTTCATATATCTGTTACACTCCCCGTTTTGTAAAGGAGCTGTACACTATAACTTAGTGTAACAGCTTCTTTTTTTGGAAAATAAAAATAAGGTGGTGATAGTCCTTGCCGAAGGTCAAAGATGCGAGAGCGGATAAAGCCTTTGAAATGTATAAGCAAGGGCTTAAGTTAGTAGAGATAGCAAACCAATTGGGTGTTGCAGAGGGAACGGTGCGTAGTTGGAAAAATCGTTATAAGTGGGCTGGGGATAACGCAACGTTGCAAAGGAGTAAACGCAACGTTGCAAAAAACAGTAAGACACTTATAAAGAACAAAGAAAGTCCTGTTGCACATGAGGTCGAATCTGTAATGAAAAATACGGAGTTAACCGACAAGCAACAGCTTTTTTGTATATATTACATTCGATGCTTTAATGCAACCAAGGCATATCAGAAAGCATATGGATGTAATTATACAACTGCGATGTCAGAGGGAAGTAAGCACTTAAGAAATCCCAAGATAAAAGAAGAAATATTCCGTTTGAAGCAGGAACGCCTTAACAGGGAGTTCCTGAGTGAATCGGATATCTTTCAGAAGTATATGGATATCGCTTTTGCAGATATCACAGATTATGTAGAGTTTGGAAATGGCAGTTTTAATGATCCTGAAACAGGCGAGGAAGTTTCATATAGTTTTGTGAATCTAAAAGATAGCAAAACGGTTGATGGCACCATTGTTTCAGAGGTATCAAAAGGGAGAGAAGGTGCCAAGATAAAACTTGCTGACCGTATGAAAGCGTTGCAATGGCTCACAGATCATATGAATCTTGCCACAGACAAGCAGAAGGCGGAGATTGCACTTCTGAAAGCTAGAGTACAGACTGATGATAGCGAGGAAATTGCAGATGATGGATTCCTTGAGGCATTAAATGGTGCAGCTGTGGAGGATTGGGGCGATGAAGAGAACTAATAAGATTAAAAGGGTTTTCAGATTTAAACCGTTTTCCAAGAAACAGCGCAAAGTGCTGAACTGGTGGTGCAAGGATTCTCCGGTCAAGGATAAAGATGGTATAATTGCCGATGGAGCAATCCGGTCAGGTAAGACCGTGAGCATGTCACTGTCATTTGTGATGTGGGCAATGAGTTCATTTGATGGTGAGAACTTTGGCATGTGTGGAAAGACAATTGGTTCTTTCCGTAGAAACGTATTGTTTTGGCTTAAGATAATGCTGCAAAGCCGTGGCTATATTGTGACAGACCATAGAGCTGATAATTTAGTTGTTGTTACAAGAGGAGAAATAACCAATTACTTTTATATCTTTGGTGGAAAAGATGAGCGTTCACAAGACCTTATCCAAGGTATTACTTTGGCTGGGGTCTTTTTTGATGAAGTAGCATTGATGCCAGAATCATTCGTGAATCAAGCAACCGGACGATGTTCCGTTGATGGGTCAAAGTATTGGTTTAACTGTAACCCGGATGGACCGTATCACTGGTTTAAAACCGGGTGGATTGATAAGAAGAAAGAAAAGAATCTGCTATATCTGCATTTCACGATGGATGATAACTTAAGCTTGTCAGAAAAAGTGAAAATCAGATACCGGGGAATGTATTCCGGCGTATTCTATCAGCGGTATATTCTTGGATTGTGGGCGATGGCAGAGGGCGTTATTTACGATATGTTCGATAATGCCCGTCATGTTATTACTGATATATCGAATCTGGTTAATGCGAATTACTATGTGTCCTGCGATTATGGTACACAAAATGCTACGGTATTCCTGCTGTGGTGCAAAGAGCGTTCTGGAAGGTGGGTTTGTTTCCGGGAGTATTACTATTCTGGACGTGATGAGGAGCAACAGAAAACAAATACAGAATATGCCGATGACTTGGAGCAATGGCTTGCTGGGATTAAGCCAGTCAAAATAATCATTGATCCATCAGCAGCATCATTTATAGCTGAGTTAAAAGAACGCGGCTATACCATTAAAAAGGCGAAAAATGATGTGCTTGATGGTATCCGGTTTGTGGCGTCCTTATTAAACCAAGACCTGATAGCTATTAGTGACCAGTGTCCGAACACTATAAAAGAGTTTAGATCGTATATTTGGGATCAGAAAGCATCAGAGCACGGCGAAGATAAACCAGTAAAGCAGCATGATCATGCGATGGATGCACTACGGTATTTTTGTTATACGATTATTCGCAAGTCGGGTGGCATCAGTATTTTGAAATAGAGGTGACAAATATGGAACTTGAGGTTATGAAAAAACTTATAAGAAAATACGAGCCGGGGCATACACGGTTTACAATGCAGGCTATGCAGGCAGAGCGGTATTACCGCAATGAAACGGATATTCTGATTAAGGACAATGGTGAGAAGAAAGAGGATTCTGACAATCCTCTGCGTAATGCGGATAATCGAATTCCCCGGAACTTTCATGGGCTTATTGTTAATCAGAAAGCCGCTTATATGTTTACTTCACCGCCACTCTTTGATATTGGAAATGAGCATGAAAATGAAGTTATAACAGAAGCACTTGGGGATGAATACCGGAAAAACTGCATGGAACTGTGCGTAAACGCAGCTAACGCATCCGTTGGCTGGATACATTATTGGGCGGACAATGATGGCGCATTTCAATGGGCAGTTGTGGATAGCAAGCAAATTATACCGATAGTATCATGTGATTTAAAAAAGAAATTATTGGGTGTATTGCGAGTTTATAATGAGATAGAGGAAGAATCAGGAGATACTTATATCATTTATGAGTATTGGAATGAGAAAAGTTGTTGGGCATTTCGGCGAAGAAATGAGGACACTTTGGAAGAGGGATTGATTTATTACGATACCTTTATGATTCCAGACACAAACGATTTTACAGCAGAGTATAGACATGATTTTGGAGAAGTACCATTTATTTCATTTCCAAATAACAACATGAACACAGATGACTTGAAAAATATTAAGCCGCTGATAGACGTATATGATAAGGTCTACAGCGGTTTTATTAATGATTTGGATGATATACAGGAATTAATATTTGTGTTATCGGGATATGGCGGTACAGAACTTGCATCGTTTCTATCAGACCTGAAGAAATACAAGACCATCAAGGTGGATGGCGATGAGGGCAGCAATCCTGGGGTGAGTACACTCAATATTGAAATACCAATAGAAGCCCGTAATAGCGTGCTGCAAGCTACGCGAAAGGCAATCTTTGAACAGGGACAGGGATTTGACCCGCAGCCGGAGAATTTTGGTAACCAAAGTGGAGAAGCATTGAAGTTTATGTATTCGCTACTTGAAATGAAAGCCGGACTAACAGAAACAGAGTTTCAACTTGGATTTGCCCGATTAATTAGAGCAATCTGCCGGCATCAGGGGATTGAATGCAAAAAGATAGTGCAAACGTGGACGCGGACCAGTATCAAAAACGATACAGAACAGGCACAGATTTGTAAAGATTCAGTGGGAATCGTTAGTAAAAAGACTATTTTGAAAAATCATCCGCTTGTCGAAGATGCAGATGCTGAGTTGAAGCAGTTAGAGAAGCAAAAAGCTGATACATATATTGGTGCATTCAAGGCAAGTAAAAAAGAGGACAAGCCAGACGATGATCCGGAGGATACAGAATAGCGGAATGAGGTGATTGCATGAGTGAACAGATGAGACAATACTGGCAGGAACGCTTCAAACAGATGGAGGAAGCACAGCATGATACATCTGTTCAGAAAGTGCAGGAGATTCAGGAACAATTTGAAAAAGCACAGGCAGCAATTGAAGGAAAAATTGATGCCTGGTATCAGAGATTGGCACAGAACAATGGAGTTTCCATGTTAGAGGCAAAGAAAATGCTCACGAACAAAGAACAAAAGGAATTCCAGTGGACGTTAGAGGAATATATTAAATATGCCAAAGAAAACGAGAAAAATGGTAATTGGGAAAAAGAACTTGAGAATGCATCCGCGAGAGCACATATCAGCCGATTGGAAGCCTTACAGTTTGAGACACAGCAGGAATTAGAAAGACTTTACGGCAATTGCACAGACACCATAGATCGCCATATACAGAATATGTATACTACAGATTTTTACCATACGGCATATGAGATTCAAAAAGGGATTGGTGTTGGTTCTAAAATAGAACATCTGAACTCTGATGTAGTTGAAAAGATAGTTTGCAAGCCTTGGGCAGTAGACGAAAAAAATTTTTCTGATCGCCTGTGGGACAATAAAACAAAATTAATTAACAATTTACATAATAACCTTTCAAGAATGTGTATTACAGGGGAAACTCCAAATAGAATTATTACAGAGTTTTCTAAGCAGATGGGTGTATCTAAAGCACAGGCGGGCAGAGTAATTATGACAGAGTCAGCCGTATTTGCAAACAAGGCAAGACAGGATTGCATGGGAAAACTGGGTGTTGAGCAGTTTGAGGTCATAGAGACGTTAGATGAAAGAACCTGTAATACATGCGGTAGAATGGACAAGCAGCACTTTCCAATGAGCGATTTCCAAACGGGTGTGACAGCACCTCCATTTCATCCGAACTGTCGTGGTTGCACTTGTCCGTACTTCGATGATGAATTTGGCAGTGTGGGAGAACGTGCTGCCA